GATTGGGGCGAATGCTTGAGAGTCCATTGTCGTGTGCCTTTCGAATCAGGTTTGGGTCAGCCGGTGAGGGCGGTGGGGTCGAACCCGGCAAGCGGGCTGACATAGACGGTTGTGGCGGTCGACAGGACCGTTGTTCCGCCAGTGAACGCCGAGGCGTAGGTGATGATCAGGAACCCCACCAGCGCCTTGTTGAACGGCGGCTCAGGGAACTTCACGGCGCCAAGCGTTGCGCCCTGAGTGCCCGTCAGCATCGTCACCGTGCCAGCACCGTCCACGTAGAAGCAGGCCACGTTGAAGTTGCCGGCCGAGAAGTTGCAGCCGGTCAACGCCGGCATGTTGGTGCCGGCGGCGATCTTGACCAACGAACCGGCAACCGAGGCGTAGAAATCCGCCGCGCCGATCTTCGCCAGGGTTGTGGTGGCCGAGATCACCAGCCCGGCCGAGGTCAGCGGCTGGGACGAAAGGCGGTCGATCGTCGGGAGAAAAATCTTCCGCAGACTCCAACGCACCTTCTGGGGAACAACCCCTTCGAGGAAGCGCGTCATGGTGTCGATCATGGGATAGCTCCATTCGTTGGGGGACCGCTGTCAAGCGATCCCCTCGGTTACATCAGTGCTTAGACGAGCACCCTGGAGCCGACGAACCCGACGGCCATCCAGCCTTGATTCTCGATCATCACCGCTTTCCACCAAATGGTGCCGGCATAGCCGCGCTGGCCCATCGGATCGGACTTCGACTTTTCACCGGGCGGCAGGAAGGTCGGATCGAGGCTGTCCTTGCCGCGCACCGCAACCTGGCCCCAGGCGTCCTGCGCCGTCACGATGAACGGGTACACGTCGAGGTTGGTGCCCGTGGTCGAATACAGCCCGGTGGCACCGATGGCCGCGCCACCATCCTGGATGGACGGCAGGTCAGGCGTGGTGATGAAGCGGAAGCGCTCGCATTTGCCGATCTCGCCCGGAAGCGGGGTGCCGCTGGCGTAGGCTTGTACAGGGGTGAAGTTTGGCAGGTCGAGGATATCGGGCTCGAGATCGGTGTGGCAATACACCGTGTAGCCCTCGGCCACGGCTTCGGTGCCGTAGTTCGGGCCGGCCTTCAGCACCTTGTTCACCGGCCGGCCGTGGTTGGCCTGCAGGTTCTTGGCAATCTTGCGGATCATGCCCAGGGTGAGCGCGCCGGCGACAGTTCCGACCGAAGTGCCAGCACCGCCGTAATAGGCGTTCGTGCAGGCACGGAGCGCACCGTAGATGATCATTTCGTTGACGAAGGTGACGCGCTCGCCGACCTGCTCGATCATCGCTTTGGGGATGTCGTCTTCATACAGGTCGTAGGTCTTGTCGGTGAACCCGTAGAGGCAGCCGTACTGCTGCATGACCACCGTGATGTCGAACGGCACGATGCTGTCGGGCGACGGCGTGACGCCTTCCTGGATCTGGTGGGCCTGCACGATGACGTTGCCGCGGTCGCCAGTGCCGTTGGCAAAGAACTGGTTCTGCGTGGAGCCGTTCGTGGCGGTCGCGCCGTAGGGCAGCCAGCGGCGGGCCACGTAGGTGTCGGACTGATTCTTCGGCATCGGGATCTGCCGGCCGGTGCGGCCGAGCACTTCCATCGGCACCGCATGAGACAGGATCTGGCCCTTGAACTTATTGATCCGGCCCGGAGTCATCGTAAAGTTTTGCGTCGCCATGACGGCTACTCCATCTGTGGGAAGCGGCGCTGGTCAGCGCTGCGATCCGGTTGGGTTTAACCGGCCTTGAAGCCGGCCTCGAAATCGTCTTCTTCAGTGCGCGTTGGGGCTGGTCGGCCACCATCGCCCTTCGGTGTCACAGCGGCTTGGATGCGGGCCTGGCGAAGCTGATCTTTCAGATTCGGGGCCGGCGCTGGTGCCTTGGCTTCTGCCTGGAAAGCGGTGATCGCGCGGGACAGGACAGCGGCGGAATTCGTGCCGTTGAGCTTCGCCTGATACGCGGCCGGCTTGGTCAGGAGCCATTTCCGAAACGCATTGTTCGCGTCCGGCTGCTGCTTGGAAATGTCTACGGCGCCCACGATGGCGCGCCAGTCTGGATGAACGTCCTCGAGCGCTTCGGTCTCAAGCTGGATGACACGCTCGGTGACGAGGGTCTTCATCCGCTCGGGGTCGATCTCGGCACTCGCCAGCGCTGTGCCGGTGATGCCACGCAAGGTCGCTTCCAATGCCGCCCGGCTGTGTTGTGCAAGCTCCGGGAAATCCTTCTCCATCGCGGCGAAGGCATCCTTGGGAATCTCGACTTTCAGGCCGCGCGGGGTCGCAGACTTCAGTCCATCCACGATCTGCTGAAGGTTGCCGATCGTGCCGAACGCCTTGGACATCTGCTGCTCAACTGTTGCCGTCTTCGCGGCGGCGGCGTTGAGGGCTGCAAATTGTTCCTCGGTGATTTGTATATATTTCGGCGCCGGGATTTTCGCAACAGTTTCTGCAACCGCAACGGGCGTCGGCTTGGCAACCGGATCGACAACATCGGGGAGCTTGGTCTTGCGCCCCGTCTCCATCTCAACGCCGGAATCGAAAGCGGCCTGGGCTTCCAGTTCCTCGGCATGGATCTCGGCGTCGGTGCGGGTTTCAGACATGCACGCCTCCATAAAGCCGCAGGACGCGACGCCCTCGGCTATCGTCTTGAACGGATCTCCAGTCATCGACAGCCTTGGCGTGCTCTGCATCAGAGCAGCGATATGTCACGTCGCAGTCAGAGAGACGGGCCATGCAGTTCGGCCATCCAGCTGGGGCGATGTCATTGCCCTCGGCCCATGCCACCAGCCAAGTTTCCTCGGATGGCCGGTGCAGGACTTTATCGCCGCAGCGTGGAATCGTGATGTCCATCAGCGTTTATCCTGCTGGCTGACCACTGGAAGATCGGCGTCCAGGGCGATGATTGATTTGAGGCACTTGATGTTGCCGCGCTGGGCGGCGGTATCGATGGCGCTCATCGTCTGGTCGTCATTACGCATCCGCGCGCGGCTGAGCCGGTCCTGAAGTTCTGCCTTCAACCGCAACCAAAGCGGGTGGGACTTCTCACCTTCGGTCAGACGAAATTCGGTCATGATGCGGGGTCCATATCGTCGTCGGTCACATAACCCAGCTTCCGCATCACGCGATCCTCGGCCTTCACCGCAGCGCCCATCGCCTCGATCTCAGAAGCAGCAACCCGGAAAAGTCGGGCCAGCGGAAGGTTAGGATCTTCGGTATCCCAACCAAGGCTGAATGACGGACGCCAGGGTTCTTTGTCGTCGCGCCAGAAAAATACGCCGACGAAGGCCGATGGACGCTCGGGATCCTGAAGCACGCTGGAAATCAATTCTCGCGCTCGGGCGATAATCTTTCCGTGCGGCTCGCGATACAGAACGCGCACATCGGCGCCGCCGTTCTTCATGGTGACACGGCCGATGCGGACGCGGGCGGTGTTCATGCCGGTAATCCTTGCATGTGGCGAACGGTGGCGATTAGTGTGCCGGGCCGAAGCAGTGCGACCAACACCGCCCCGGCCCTCACCACCACCCACGCAGGAGCGCAGATCATGGCTACCATCAGGAATATCAGAATCTCAGCGTGCCGTCTCGTCGCAGCAGTCACCATGACCGGGCTGCTGGCGGGATGCTGCCGGTCGAATGATGACTGCTGTGGCGCCCAGCAGAATGCCATGCTTGCGGGCGTCATCGCCAACGGCGGATACCAGCCGTATCGGGCGGCGCGGCCGGTCTTCGTGAGTTGCACCCGGGTAGGCAATGTCGTGAACTGCCTCGGGCAATAGCTCACTTCGGCAGCCCCTGTTCTTTACGAAATAGTCGGATCGCCTCACTGATCAACTCAGATGAACTGGTTGATTCGATCCGATGGCGATAGGCGGAACTTTTTCCGGCGAGCCACTTTCGGAAAGGAACACTGTCGTCTGGGCCATCATTTTCTCTATCCGGCGCCCCCACAATATCGCGCCAGTTTGGAAACTCATCCTCCAGTGCTTCGATATTTTCGCGATGAACATGGTTATAGAGAGCGGATAATTTATCACACAATTCTTTAATCTGGGATTTGCTGACAGATAGAGCTTTCTCGACTGCCTCCATACGTGCGTGGAGTGCTTCCATTTCTCTATCCGTCACTTCTGCGGACCCTGTTCGAATCCACGTCCATTGCCGGCCTTGCCTGGGATTTGACCAGGCGATGGCGCGCCGCGGCGGGGACGCTCTGGCCGGTTGCGCGAATCTGCCGCATTGTCTTGGGCGTTGAGGTCGCGCTGCGTCTGCAGGGTCATGGCCGTCTTGGCGAGCGCTGCCTTCACCTGATCCAGGTTCATCTGATGCTTGTTGGCGTAGTCCAGCATTGCCAACTGATGCCTCATCTGAATTTCATGCAGCTTGACGGTGGCATCCGCCAGCGTGCGGTGCTGCTCGGCCTGGATGCGCTGGGCGTCATTCTGTACGTGACCGCCTTCCAGCGCCTGCGCGGCCTGGGCGATGCGTGCTTCGTTCTGCACGGTCTGCTGGTCCGATGCCTGCTTGGCCACGATCTGCTTGGCGGCGGTGTCGGCCTGGATCTTGGCCACGGCCACCGGTGGCGGATCAGCCGGCGGCGTGGCGTCAATCTTGGCCTGCTGTTCCTCGGTGTAGGTGAAGTCAGCCGGGTCGAGCCGCTTGGACCGCAGCATCTGCTTGAACCACTTCTTCGGGTCCGCACCGTAGATCGGATTTGCCGCGGCCTGCCCCAATTGCCCGATCGTCTGGTCCTGGATGGCGCGCTCCACCAGCGCGGCTGAGCCGTGTGCGTTGATCGAGAATTCGCCCTTTTCCTCGTCGGGGACGTTCGGGTCCAGCAGCAGCCACTCGTAGAACTGCCGCACGACAGGCTCGGTGATGTAGTCGTCAAAAGCATAGCCGATCGAGCGCAGAAGCTGGTTGGCGTTGGTGTCCTGCAACTGCGTGGCGCCGAACGTCTGGGGTGATGTCTCGCCGCTCTGGCCCTGCGTCACCAGCGGTATCGATGTGCATTCCTCGGCCAACTGCATTCCAAACTGCACGATGGTCATCATCGGCGCCGTGATGTTGGGGATCTCAATCGCCATGAACAACGCCCGCACGTCGCGGCCAAGCCCTTCGGAGGTGAGGAACCAGATCTTGTCGGGGGTGATCATCCACGAATCATCGGCAGGAATGACGCACGACCGGTCGATAATGAACTGTGAGCCGGCCGACTTGCCCGCGTTGTTCAACATGGCGCGCAGGCTGGCGTTGGTGATCGACTGCGGCGCCTTCAACTGCTCGGCCACACCGATGCCGGCCCAGCTTCCAGCCCGGCGCTGCCAGGGGACGGAGTGGTAGGGGAAGCTGCCACTGTCGAGGGGGTTGATCGTGGCGCGCACGGCGCGGTCATTGATCAGCGTGACGATGGCATAAACCTGATCCTTGTCACCATCGACATCAGGCTGACCGCTCGCCTTGTTCAGCGCGTTCATGTCGTCGCGCTTCATCGCGCCATAGAAATACCAGACTTCATACCGGCCCTTGTGGCGCTTGCCGTTGATGCCGGCAGTCTTGGTGCCATCGTCGTTGACGTTGGCCTTCTGCGGGCCTTCCTCCAGCACGAGGTCGATCTCGGCAGAGATGTAGCCGGGCAGCATCTTCAGTTCGCGCACCTGTCGCGCCGACATGTGATCGCGCTCGAAGATGAAGTCGCCTTCGTGGATGTTCTCGCCGCACGCGGGGTCGGGGAAGATGTTCCAGGGATCCACCCATGCGCTCGCCGGCTTCACGTCCTGACGAATCTGAATCTCGATGCCGCTGGCCGCCTTGGTGACGGCGATCTTGCGTTTGGACTTCGGAAACGGCGCCTTGAGCACGCCAACGCCGATGCGGGCCGCGTCGAACACTGCCTTGCGCATTTCCGCTTGGTGCTGGCACTCCACCATCCAGTCATAGATTCGCGTCTCGGCGGCCTTGGCCTTCTTCCGCGCAATCTCGATGTTCTCAAGGGCGAGGTCGGCTACCGTCAGGGGGACTTGCGCCGGCGCTGCTGCTGCTGGAGGCCCGGGCGTTGGCGCTGTAGGCGATGCGGGCGCACCAGCCGCCAGCGCTGCCATGGCCGGCGGCACGGCCTGCTGTGGCGCAGTAGGGGCGGCAGCGGGCGGCGTGGCTTCACCGGGCTGTGCCGGCCGGGTGAGCGGAACACCAAGCCCTTCATGGACGACCTGGCTTTTGTCCTCCTTGGCCGCGATCAACTCGGGGACTGGCATCTCGCTGAAGCTGAACGCCTTGTCGTCTGGCGGCAGCAGGATTTCCGCGAGTTTCGCTGCGCCAGCATCGACATACCGGGCCGTGATGCGAACGAACACCGTGCTCTTGTGGTTCGGCGCCTTGGGACCGCGGCCCGTCGACAGCGGCCCATCGACTGATGTCGGCTTGGTCCAGCGGCCCTCCTGAAATTCATGCCGGTTGGCTTCGTCGATGCCGATGTAGGCTTCCTCGGCCTCCAACCACGTTGTCTCGATGCCTGAACTGGTCCGCGCCACCTTCGCCTCATCGCGCTTCTCAGCAATCGCTCGGCCGATCAGCGTCAGTGTGTCGGCGTCCTCGGCAATGTGCGGCCCGAGAATATCCCGCACGTCGTCGGGCAGATCGTCGGGAAGATCGGTCATGCGATTACTGCCAGGAGAAGAATGCGGTGGCGCTCTGCGTCTCGGTGAAGCAACCGGTGGTGCTGAACACCAGCACGATGCCTTGGGGGAAATCCCACATAGTGTCTGGGTCGGCGCTGATGGCGACGGTCGAGGACGCGCCGACTACGACGCACTTGATCGGGCTGACTGCACCATTGCCCGGGTCCGCCGCTGCGTTGAGGATCATGAAGTAGCCGGATGCCGCGCCCGTCGTGATCGAGGCGCCGTGCAAGCCGAGAACGCCATATGGCACGAAATGGGAGGTTTCCGCAGCCGCCGACGCTTGAGGCGTGACGTGCGTGGGGCTGACCTGGGTATCGGCATGGGCCGGCATTGATGCCAGCAGCGCGAGGGCCAGACCAGCAAGGGACCGTTTCAACCAGCGCATATAAGTAGCTCCATCTATGGGAAGCTGCGATACCACATCGCTGCAAAGCGCCCGCCACGGCGCATTTCGCGGCACGCTATCATTTATTTCAATATCAGCCAATAGTTTAGACATCATCCGAGCAGGCCCATTCCTGGATTTGGATTGGAGAATCCCGGCAGCGTGATCTTGGGCGTATCTCCCTCATTTCGGATCTGGTCGACGATCTCGGCGAGAGCGCCCAAGGCATCCGCGCCATGAGAATGGATATCGTGCATTGGGTCGGTTGGCTCGTTGGTGGATTTCGGGATGTTCCGCTTATAGCTCTTTAGACGGTGCATCAGGTTGGCGGCGCCGAGCGCCTGGTCTGGCCGATCATCCGGCGTGGCGCGCTTGGTATTGTCCATGTAGAGGCGAGGAAACATCATGCGCGCGGCCTTGATGCGGGCCTCAGGATCACTGCGCGGGATCACCTTCACCGTGCAGCCGAGATCGCGCAGTTGCTTGACAGCGTTGGTGCCGCTGGTGGGGTGATGTTGGGTTGCATCGTGGGGGAGATAATCAGTGCCCCACCGATAGCCGAGCTTGTCCATGGTGGCCAACATCTGCGCGTAGGTGGCTTGGTTATCCTCCAGATAATTGACGACCGTGATCGCTGATGGGTGGGTCTTCTGGACCATGATCACGGTCATCAAGTCGTTCCATCCGAGGTCCCATATCCGATGCACGGGGAACCGAGGATCATAGGGAAGCGCGCGATACCGGCCCTCGCTGACCATCGCGGCCACCTCACTGCCGTAGATCGCGCCGACAACCGCAGTGCGAGGCTCGCCACCCCAAATGTTCGGGTATTCTTTAGGCGAATGCATCAGGTCGTATTGGCGAAGATTTTCCTGCTCCTTCGAGAACCAACCGCACGCGATGGCATCCTCATACCCCATCTTGACCACCTTCGCGCCAGGCGGTGGGTTGACGACGAACCGGTCATAAACTTCGTCGGTATCGACATCTGGGTTGAAGGTTCCCCAGAATTCCGAGTTCGGTTTGCGGAACAAAGTCGGCAGCAGCAGTTGCAGCGATCTCCGGCGGAAGCGCTGCGCTTCGTCTCCCCATACAATGTCAAGCCCTTCATATGATTTGACGTTTTCAGCGGTGATGTCGGAGAGGCCGAAGAATGTGAACTGGGTATCGCGGATATTCGAAACGATGCGCTTGTCGGTGACGGTGTAGAGGCTGCCATATCCCAGCGCCTTGATGCTGTCCTTGAGAAGCTGGTGCGAGGATTCCGCCAGCGTGTGTTGGATCTCACGCGCGCAGCCAATGCGCAGATCCTGGTGGATGCCCAGGGTGAGCAGCGCATGGGCAAATGACGTGGATTTCAGGCCATTCCGGCCGCCGTAGGCTATTTTATAGCTGTGCATGTCGAGAAGGAACGATAATTTTCGGGGAAGCCGCAGGGTCACCACCCGTTCTGGGTTAGATGGGGCCATCCCCGCGTGGGCGGGGGAACCGTTCACCAACCCCGCACCCATGTCATCGATGCGTTAGATGTCGCCAGCATGGCAGCAACCACCGGATCAGGCGTCCCATATGACCGCAGCAACCCCGCCACCGCGATGTCCACATCCGCGCCGCCCGTCGTGCGATGCACGCCGATGTGCGCGCCAGGATCGACTGAG